GATTTCGCGGTGTCCATGCAGCGAATGAGTCCATGGGTATAGACCTGTGTTTGTGTGGTCGGCGTCGATACGCGAAACACCAATCTTGTTGGAAATGCCGATATGCCCGACACGAGCGTTGCGTCCGCCCAACCCACTGCGCTGAATGTGGGGATGTGCTTGTAGATGCTCCAGTTAGGGGACGTCCGAAGCGTGTTTGTAGTAAACGGCAATGCCTCAAGTTACAGGCCAAGAAATTCCCGTCTAGATTGGTCAAGAGGGCATTATCTAGAACATGTGCCGCTTGTAGTGCCCCCTGTCGTGGTCGCAAGTGTATGGCGTGTTACAACTCGTCTGGACGCCGTAAGTTACCGCTGATTCGTTCCTGTGTCGTATGCCTCGCAGAATTCAGGCCGGAAAGCAGCAAGAATCGTTGTTGTAGCTCCGAGTGCGGCAAGGCTCACGTCGTTAATTCGGCTCGGGCGAAACGACTGCCGGATACGGTGAAAATGCTCCGTCTGCGCGAACGGCGTCGGAAGGCGAGCGCAAACCGCGTAGTGATGGGTTGGAAAAGCTGTAAGGGTCGCTGGCGGATTATTTGTGAGCGCGATAGCTGGGTCTGTTGGATCTGTCAGCGGCCCATCGACGCGACGTTACAAGCTCCGAATCGACTAGCCGGGACTATGGATCACGTGGTCCCACTCATCGAGGGCGGCCACGATGGCGATGAGAATCTGCGTGCCGCTCATTTGACGTGCAACGTCAAACGCAAGGCAGGCGCGAACCGTGGGAAGGCGGCGGCCTGATGCCTGGGACAGCAAATTCAGGCGGCCGGAACCGGAAGACGGCGCGTCAGCACAAGCTGCAGGGCAGTTTCCAAAAGGTACGTCACGCCGGGATCACCACGCCGGAACCGCCAAAAGGGACACCGACGCGGCCCAAACCACTCACGGGCGATGCAGCGGACGAGTGGGACCGAATGATAGATCGGCTATCCGTGACGGGCACGCTCTCGCCTGTCGATGATGGGGCGCTCTACCAATACTGCCGGCTGTTCGCGGAAACTGAACAGTTAGCGGTCGATCAGACAGAAACCTCGGTATCCATCGACATCGTGGAAGAGAACCTCCGCGACATGACGGGCAGCGACCTTGTGGCGGCTTTTCAGGAAATCACGAAGTTACGGCAGCTCGAGGCGGGCTACTCCACCAAGATCAGGCAAGGACGCATGGCGATTCGGCAGTACCTCGTGGAGTTCGGGCTGACGCCGAGTGCGCGATCTCGCGTGAAGGTGCCGGAGACCAAGACCGAGGATCCGTTTGCGGAGTTCGATAGGGAGACGGTGCAGTGAACGTCGTAGACGCCTACGCGCTCGAGGTTGTCTCCGGCCGCTCGCCGGCGGGGAAATACCACCGGCTCGCCTGTAAGCGACATCTGACCGATCGGCAGCGTGAGAACACGCCCGCGTTCCCCTATCGGTTTGAACTCGCGCACGCGGAGCGGTTTGTCCGGTTCGCCGAGAAGCTCAAGCATTACAAGGGGCAATGGGCGGGCACGCCGATCGCGCTCAGCGACTTCCAGAAGTTTCGGCTCGGGTGCATCTTCGGCTGGCGTCACGCCGAGACCGGGTTTCGACGGTTCACAACAGCGTACAACGAACTCCCGCGCAAGTCAGGGAAGTCGCTCGAGGCCGCCGTCGTCGCGCTCTATGTGACGTTCTACGAAGGGGAACCCGGAGCCGAGGGCTATTGCCTGGCCACGAAAGAGAAGCAGGCGCTCGACGTGGTGTTTAAGGACGTCAAAAAACTCGTGCAGTCATCGGGCCTGAAAGCGCGGCTGACGGTGCAAGTCAAGAACATCCATCGTGACGAGACGATGTCGAAGCTCGAGCCACTCGGCTCGGACTCGGACACCTTGGACGGGCTCAACCCGCACTGCCTGATCACGGACGAACTGCACGCGTGGAAAAAGCGCGGACTCCTCGACGTGATGGAGAGTGCGACTGGGTCGCGGCGCAATCCGCTGCACTATCAGATCACGACGGCCGGAGACGATCCGGTGAGTGTGTGCGGCGATCAACACGATTACGCCTGCAAGATTCTCGATGGGGTGTTCGACGACTTCGCGGCCACCACCTTCTTTGCCTGTATCGCGCACGCGGATGATGCGGATGATTGGACGCTGGAATCCACTTGGAAGAAAGCGAACCCGCACTGGAATATATCCGTGTTGCCAGATGACATGCGCAAGCTCGCGCAGAAGGCGCAGGCGATCCCAAGCGCGGCCGCGGAGTTTAAGCAGAAGCGGCTCAATCTGTGGGTGAATGCGTCGGCGCCCTGTCTCTCCATCGATGGCTGGCGTAAGGGCCAGGGCACGTGGACGCCAGACGAGATGTTGCACGAGTCGTGCTTTGTCGGGATCGACCTTGCGTCGAAGCTCGATCTCATGGCGCTGTCTGCGGTGTTTCCGCCGATCGTGGGGCGCCTCTCGTGGCGCTGGTTGCAATACATCTGGACGCCGGAAGAGAGCTTGCGTGATCGCGCGCATCGGGATCGGGCACCGTATGACATCTGGCAGGCGCAAGGCTGGCTCCGCACGACGCCTGGCAACACGCTCGATCAGAATGTGATCCGCGACGTGCTCAAGGAATTGCGCGCCATGTTCGACATTGAGCGCGTCGGCTTCGATCCGTGGCACGCCGGGAAGTTGATCGATGACTTGAAAGCGGAGGATGGCTTCTCGGATGAGCAGCTCGTGGAAGTGGGGCAGACCTATCAGGGCATGAGCATCGCCTGTTTAAACGTCCAGGCGGAGATTTTCGCGGGCAATGTGGACGCGCGGGGCTGTCCGGTGACGGCATGGGCGGTGTCGAACACCGTCGATCAGCCGGATAACAAGGGCAACATCTTTTTCACGAAGAAGAAAAGCCGCGGGCGGATCGATCCGGTGATGGCGGCGACGATCGGCACTGCATTGGCGCTGAAGGTAAAAGCGGAGCCCGTCTCCGTCTACCAAGACCGCGGCCCCCTGGTGTTCGGATGACGATCAAGGGGATCGCCCAGTCGACGGCGGCGCTGCTCTGGAATCAGCGCCAGGAACTCGTGGTGCTGATCGCGCTGGCGCTCTGGGTGTGGGGCTTCTGGTCCGTCGCTTGGTCTGTGGCGCTCGCGTTCCCCTCAATTGTGATGATCTGGTATGCCTTGCCGTCGCGCCCGCCGTTCATACTTCGCAGTGACGGGAAGGATCGATCCTAATGGGCTTCCTCGCGAGTCTCCACGACGAACAGCGCGCCCATGAGATCGCGCCACTGACACTCCAGTCCAAGGAGTTGGCGAAGTACTTCAGCGGCGGGCCGGTCTCGTCCGGGGTGTCGGTGAGCGAGGATACCGCGCTGAATTATGCGGCGGTCTGGTCCGCTGTCTCGCTCATTTCGTCAGACGTGGCCAGTCTGCCCTTAATCCTCTATCAACGGCTCTCAGAGGGCGGCAAAACGCGCTACACGGGCTCAAAGCTCTACAAACTGCTCAAAGACGAGCCTAATCCCGAGATGGGCGCGATGATCTTTCGCGAGACGCTCACCGCCCATGTGCTGTTGTGGGGCAATGGCTATGCGGAGATCGTGCGTGACGGCGCGGATCGGCCGACGGCGCTTTGGCCGCTGACGCCGGATCGGGTAGTGCCGTATCGGGAAGCGGGACGCATCCGGTATCGGATCTCAGGGGTGGATGGGCGAGCCGTGGATCTCGATGCGCGCAACGTGCTGCATGTACCTGGCCTCGGCTGGGATGGCCTCTGCGGCTATTCCGTCGTGACAAAGGCGCGCGAATCGATAGGGCTCGGCATTGCGACGGAGAAATTTGGGGGCACTTTTTTCGGGAACGGCGCCACGTTCGGAAAGGTGTTCGAGCATCCAGGCAAGCTGAGCGAGCAAGCCAAAAAGAATTTTATTGAAACCATCGAAGCGCGCCATCAGGGGGTATCGCGCGCACACAAGATCATGGTGGTCGAAGAGGGAATGAAGTTAGCGCCGAATAGCGGGGGCGTCAATCCGCACGATGCTGAATTTCTGGCGCAGCGCAAGTTCCAGATTGAAGAGATCGCGCGCTGGTTCCGGTTGCCGCCGCACAAGATCGGCGCGATGGACCGGGCCACCTTCAGTAACATCGAGCATCAGGGGCTCGACTACTACACGTCGTGCCTGCGTTCCTGGCTGGTCCGCTGGGAGCAGGAAATCAATCGCAAGCTGATTCCGCAGGCCGAGCGTAATATTCAATTTGCGGAACACCTCACCGACGCCGTGCTGCGATCGGACATCAAGACCCGCTATGACGCCTACGCGGTCGCTCGGAATTGGGGCTGGATGTCCGCGGATGACGTGCTCGAAAAAGAGAACATGAACCCGCTGCCAAATGGGCAGGGGAAGATTTATCTGTTCCCGCAGAACATGTGGCCCGCCGACAAGATCGACGACATGATCAAGGCGCAGAATGCGAAGGCGAAGCCGCCATCCGCGAAGCCGCCAGAGCCTGGTGAAGGGCGTGCCCGGATCACGCTCGAGCCACAATGGGTCA